CTACAACTAGGATCGACGGAATCATTCGTGAAAACAACGATACCTACAAAAATGATGCACTAAAGAATTTAGATCGTCCTGACTTTATGGACGAATTGATCAAAGAATCGACCCTGGGAAAAGTTAAGCAGTCTCTAAGGGATACGGCCAAAGAGGCCAACCGAGACTGGACTAGAATTGCATTGACCGAAGTTTCAAACGCGGTCGGGATCGCCTCCGTCGACCGTATTGTGAGCGATAACCGAGACTCAGATTTAAATGAAATCTACGTGTTTCGCGTCTCAGTTCGAGACGCCAAAACCTGCAGATGGTGTCGCAAGTTCTACAATGACGCAGATGGTTCACCTAAGCTTTATAGACTTTCAACGCTGTTGGCCAACGGATCTAATTATGGCAAGAAGACTGAATCTTGGATGCCCGTTGCCGGCGCAACTCATCCAAACGAGAGATGCTCTCAGACCATCGAACTGAAACCTGGCTTTAAACTCCAACCAGGTGGAACCGTAACTTACATCGGTCTTGACGCTTGGCAGAAGTATATTGACGAAAAGTTAGCCAGCTAATTTACTGTCGAATTTTTCATAGGTAATATCACTCCAATACAAAGTCTTTGTATGGAGTTTAAATGTCTAAAATTGATACGCTCATTCAGCAACTTCAAGAGAAGAAGAAGAAACTCGACTACCTAGAGTACATCAAAGACCTTTTGAAGGGCGATCAAAAGTGTATTGATTTCCTTGAAGTTCAAGAAGAAGTCTTGAACAAACTTATTCCGATGATCACCCAGCTATCTTCTGAGATAGAAGACTCTGTTGAAACTTCGGCTCCTGCACAAGCTTCAAACGGAACGTTCTCAGCGTCTGAGCTTGCGGCCCTTCGTTTGATCGCAAGTAAAGTCACTGAGAAGAGCTCGCAGGTTCAGCAGCCCGCTCCAAAAGCTCCTCAGCAGAACACCAATAAAGACAACCTACCTCCTCAAGACAAGATGAACTTCGCTATGGAGAATCGTCATTTGGCTGCGAAGAAGGTTCGAGTCCTTCACAAGGAGACCAACGAGCCGTTCACTACAGGCACGGTTGTAGGTTTGGACGCTCCTTATGTAATAGTCAAAACTGTTGAAGGTCACACTATCTCAGTTCCTACCAATAAAATCTTGATGGGAGAAACTGCTTGAGCAGTAAATTCGTAGACATCGATAAAGTCGTAGAGCAGGCCAATACTTTTGAGAAGCAACTAAGTGAACTGGCACCGGCTGCCAAAGCGGAAGCCAAGAAGGTTATTGCTGAAGTTGAAGCTCAAGTTCAAGAGGCTAACGACGTAGTATTTGACTTTTCGGCAGAGAACAGAGTACGCGAGGCGGGATACACCAACTCGGAAGCTGAAGATTTAGCTTACATTGTAAAGACTAAGAAAATCGGTCAGATCTTTTTCTTCAAAAATACGGCAAAAATTGTCACGCCGTTCAAAACAGTAGTTGACGCCCAAGTCTATCTGACTGCTTTGGAAGACAGTTTGGTTTCTTGTCATAAAGAAGTAGATAAGTTTACGAACCTGTCCAGTCTTGATTTAATCAAATTGTCATTTAACCGATTCTTTAAAAGAGGGAAATAATGGGTAAGAAGAAACAACAAGTCCAGCACGTTACTGAGTCAATGGGTCAAATGGTTTCCCGCGCAGCTCTAAACCAGCTTCAACAACCCATCGCTCAGATGGTTGGTCACTCAGTTGACCAATTGGGTCAACGTCTAGCCTTAAAACAGGCTCAGACTACTCAGATGATGTTTACCCGGATTGTCGCCATCGAAAAGCTTTTGATCGACAAAAATATTCTGACGATGGAAGATCTTCAGAACAAAGTGGCAGACATTGAGGACGAACGTGACGGAGTTGTTCAAGCTACCGACGCCCTTCAAAAAGGTGACTTGGCTCGCATCTCGGTTCGCACTAAAGACGCAGCTGCAGAAGCTTTTGAGTCTGAAACCACCAAACTTAAAGTCAATAACGCAGGATCAGGCGACACTATGGGCACTGAGATCGAAGGTCAAATGATTGGAATGACTCCTGGTGAAACCAAAGTCATTACTTTCGGTGACGGTAAACTTCAAGTTGAAGTAACCATCGGTCGGTTGTCACGTCCAGTTCCTCCTCCGGCCCCGGCTCCTGCAGCTCAACCACAAGAGGGTACCGATGCAAGCGGCGATCAAGTTTAGAGGCAAACGCGTAGGCGTTGAAAAGCTTAAAAAGACCAAGAACAAAAGCGAGTCATTCATCGTGGTCGCCGATCATGATGAATATCTGGGTATCGTTCGCTACGTATCGGAGGAAGCATCTCAGGATCTTCAAGTGGGTCAAAAGGTTTATTTTGGTAATCAGTTTCAAACTATCAAAATGAATTCGGCTGACATTTGCGTAATGGAAGACTCTAACGTGCTTGCGGTGGTCAATGAAGAAAAACAAGCTACCGTCGCCCCCCAAGTTTAAAAACATCGTTGGCGGCAAAGCCAATGTTGATACTAAACTGTCTCAGGCAGCTTTGCTGCTTGAGTACTCTTTTGGGTTCAAGGTTGACTTCAAGAACCGTATAATCGTTATCTGTGGAGATATTGACTCCTCGGTATTTGAAATCGTTGAGGCAGCCATGACCGAGATGGAATCTCAAAGCCGTAAGACAATTACGTTTAAAATCAATTCTGGAGGCGGCGAGGTTTATCAAGCCCTGGCCATAGTGGGTCGCATGCGCAATAGCAAATGTAAGATCCTGACAGAAGGTTACGGACACATGATGTCCGCAGCCACCATGATCCTGGCAGCCGGCGATGAACGCTCAGCCTCTAAGTATTCATTCTTCATGCACCACGAATCGTCTTACATGGTTGATGGCAAGCACTCTGAGATTCAGAATGAAGTTGCCAACGCGGAACGTGAAGAAGACTTTTGGGCTCAATGGATGGAAGAATTCACCAAGCAACCTAAAAAGTATTGGAAGAAGACTGGCGTTGGAACTAACGCGTACTTCTCGGCCGATAAGCTCGTCGATTTAGGCGTGATTGATTATGTGTTCTAATGGGTAAACTCAAAGACGTATTCATCAAACAGCTCGCCAAAGAACGTCCTTCAGATCCTAATTACGTTCCCAAGTTCAAAATCAAGCCCTCAGTTGTGGGTAGTCCTTGCATGCGCAAAGTCTACTATACTTCTGCAGGCGTCAAGCCCGACTATGACTTCCCAATCGACGGGAAACTTCGCATGGTTTTGGGCGATTCAATCCACCACATGTTGTCTTCGGTCTTTCGCGAATCTGGAGTCTTGATTGACTATCATAATCCAGACGGGACATATCCAAGACAATACAAGGGCAAGAATCTTGATGGAACCGTAATCCTAGGTGAAGAAAACCGAGAGTTTCCAATATCGTTCCCAGAGTTGTACATTACATCTGGTAAGATTGATGGAATAGTAGTGATAGACAGTAAGCTTTGGATTGCAGAGTTCAAGTCCATAAATCAAAAAGGATTCACCGGTCTTATGGCTCCTAAGCCCGATCACTTGATTCAGGCGTGTTGTTACTACTACATCTTCAATGAGCATCTAAAGGCTGGCAAGTACTCGCATATTAAGGCTCTGGATGGATTCACCCAAGCTGAGGGTGTCTTATATCTGTATGTCAATAAAGACGATACGCAGATGAAGGAATTCCAAGTCACAGCCCAGGATGAGTTCTTTGCCCAGATCGTACAGAAGATCATAAATATCAAGGCTGCCTACGATTCTAAGACTCTACCACCCAAGACTCAAGACTACTGCTATTCGTGCGCCTGGAGAGATAAATGCAAATCAAACAAGTTGGAGTAAATAACGAAAAGATAGTCTGTACGAAGTGTAATAAAAGTAAGTCCGTAAATAATTAGTTACCAAGTAGTTGTATCAAAGCAATAATTTAAAAAATCGTCAACCCATAGGAGTTCGTATGACGAAAGTGTTAGCAAGTTTGTTGGTTTTAACTGGACTGGTTTTGACCGTCCCGTTCGCTCTTAAGTTGGTTGATAATTATGGTGCGTCTTTTACGACCGATGAAAAAGTCGACAAACCCGATGCTCCCGCTTTGCCTGAGACTCCGGACCTGCTGAAAAGCCCTGCCGTCCAAGATTTAAAGTCTGTTCAACGTTTGATCACTCTCGAAACCAAAAATACAGTAGTTCTTCGTGGCCCAGTTACTGGGGAATCTGTTGGTAAGCTGATGCGCGAGCTTGCAAAGGTAAGCCGTAACGTTTCAAAGACTTCCTCTATATATCTAGTGTTGGATACTCCTGGAGGTTCTGTTCCTGACGGCGCAGACTTTATTGATTTTCTGAATTCGCTCCCCCAAAAGGTTACGACCGTAACCCTGTTTGCAGCTTCCATGGGATTCCACATTGTTGAGAATAATCCTGGTGAACGTTTGATCGTTCGTAACGGTATGTTGATGAGCCACCGTGCAGCTCTTCAAGGCTTAGGCGGTCAATTCGACGGTGAACTTGAAACCCGCTATAAGATGATGAAACGCCAGATCGATGTGCTCGAGAACAACGTGGCTGCGCGTATGGGATTAAGCCTAACTGAATACAAGGCCAAAATCAAAGACGAACTTTGGGTCCATGGATTTGATTCTGTTGCACAAAAGGTCGCCGACGCAGAAGTCCTTGTTAAGTGTGGAAGTTCTTTTGAAGACAAAACTATCGAACAAGAATTCGTTACCATGTTTGGTCCTGTGACCATCGTGTTTGATGCATGTCCGTTGGTTAAGACTCCGATTGAAGTACACTTGCAAAACGTGGCACCTAACGCCCGCGCCTATGTAAATGCCATCCTGAACGACGCTTTGCTGAACAAACAAAAGTTCGTTAAAGAGTGGATCTTAACTGACAAATTTCGTACGATTTTTCCCTAATCATCAACTGAGTCCTTGAGCAATCTCAAGGACTTTCATCCCATGAAAGTTTCGCCCTAAAATGAGCAACCAAACTGGACCAAAATCAGGTTCCAGGGATTGTCAAAAACAAAGCTCCACTAACAAAAAAGTAAAATCCCAAGATGAAGCAGAAGACCCCTGGTGGATTAATTCCCCAGAGCATGACCATTGCTTCTGGAATTTCGTGAATGAAAAATCAGGACCAGATGGCAGTATGCCAGAATTGGTTCAATCTGAGATAGCTGACCTTATGGGTTGGTCCAATACAAAGACTCACTTTATGTTGAAGACCGCAATGGCGGAACTCATAGAGGCTTTAAAGACGGCCCAGGCCCAGGAATTGTTGTCCCAGAATTATGAAGAACAAGTGGGGCTTCCTGAGATTGACCCAGTTCCGGTTGGCCAGGATGATTCAAACGAGTAAGTTGGGCACCTAGATATAATAGTTCCATGGAAGATACGTTTAAATTTGTAATGCCTGCGGAACTTTCTAAAGGCGAAGACGGCGAGTGGAAAGTCTCTGGACTTGCCTCGACCGGAAGTGTAGACCGTCAAGGTGAAGTAATTGTTCCTGGCGGCATCGATGCTACTCCTATTGCATCTGGCAAGGGATTCTTTAACTTCGACCATGACAACTCCCCAGAAGCCACGATTGGTCTTTTGGATGGATACCGCAAGACCGACAAAGGGATGTTTGTCTCTGGCCGCCTTTTCAAGAACCACACCAAAGCTAAAGCCGTGTATGAGATCATGTCATCTTTGGGTAAAGGTGACAAAGGTAGAGTCGGAATGTCCGTCGAAGGTAAAGTCATCGAACGCGACCCTTTCAACAAAAACATCATCAAACGTTGTGTGGTAAAGAACGTGGCAATCACGATGAACCCGGTGAACCAAGACACGTACGCCGACATCATTAAGTCATTCAATGGTTCACAGGTTGAATTTGATTCTACAGGAACGAAGGCAGATGCTTCGGCCACTCAGGAACAAGCTTCCTTCACAGCTAGCCAAGTGTTAAGCATCGTTGAGAAAGCTCTTGGAATTGGAGCCGGCAATGCTGCGGCACCCGCTGGACGTACTGGTGGAGACGCACTGTCTGTTTCCGATATGGGCGAAAAGCCTAAGAAAAAGAAGTTGAAGAAGATGTCCAAAGAGATGTATAAGTCTCAAATGGATGAAATGATGAATAAACTTCAACAGTTGTATCCTCAGAACACCCGCCAGGAAATCTGGTCTGCTGTTAAGGATCGAATGAATCAAGCGTTCGGATCCGACTCTAAATAAGTAACTATATTCTGGGTACAATACTATCATTAGTTCACCATTCCTTTCAGGAGTAAATAATGGCTCTTTCAACTAAACTTCAAAAACTGATGCGCATTGCTCTTCCCTCGGCCCAAGCTAAAGAGGCTAACGAGCTGATTGCTGCAGTTAATGCTGCGGCTCCTGTAACTCCCGCAGCTGACGTTCCGGCCGTGTCTGTTGCCAACGCAACGGACCTTCCTAGCGCTGAAGCCCTTGCCAATGCAAACAAAGCTGCGATCAACGCAATTCTAGTAGCTCTTAAAGCTGCTGGATTAATGTCGTAATTTCTAACTGGAGTATCAAATGGACGAACTGACCAAATCAATCGATTCCCTGGTTGAAGATTTCTTTGCTGAGCCCATCACTAAGGGCGATCTCGACGTGTCTCACGCGTCCAAAACGACTGCTGATGCAGTTGTCAACGCTGCTCCTGGTTCTGAAGATGATGAATCTCGTGGCGCAGGACGTCCTAAAGACGATCATGACGTTCCGAAAACTGACGAAGACGGAAATAAAGCTAAAGGCTACGAAGCTGTTCAAAAAGATCAAGCTGAAGAAGAGAACGAAGAAGCCAAGAAACAAGCTCCCTCGGTAAGTCAGTTGTCCGAAAAAGGACGTATTGCACACGGACACGCAGGATCATTGGATCCCCGCGGACCGATGTTTAAGTCTGAAGAGTATGCTGAATATCAAGAATTGAAGAAAGCTAAAGCTGCTTCTGATGCCAAAAAAGCACAAGAAGATCTGAAGAAGGCTGAAGACTTGAAAAAGGCCGAACAACAAAACTTGATCAAAGCTGCTGTTGAATCTGCTCTCGGTGGCGTTCGTAAAGAGAACGAAGAGCTTCGCAAAGCAATGGCTGAGCAATCTGCTCTAGTCAAAGCTATGGCTGCTCAACCTCGCCAATCCAAGTCTGTAACTTCGATTGAAGTTCTTGAAAAATCTCAGGAAAAAGTCCCCAGTCATGGTGGCGAAAATTTCAGCAAGTCTGAAATCCTGGATGCAGCTGAGTCGTTATTCAAAGCTGGTCAGATCCCGATGGATGCAGTTATTGAAATCGACAATACTGGTACCGTGTTGAATCCTCAGCACCGCGCCATGATCGAAAAGAAGTTGCAAGGCTAAACTTGCTATAATAGTTGAATAGCCCAGAAGTTACTTTCTTCTGGGCATTGATTTACGCTTTTAACACTCCAATTTACAAAAAATAAAAATAACAAATACAACCAATTTTCATTTTACTTTTAAGGAGTAATAAATGAACAACATTCTCAATCAGGTTGCGAATGATCCTTCCATCACCGGTTTCGGTTCGATGGATGCTCAAAAGGTCGATGCTCTTCAAAAAGCATTGTCGATCGCGCAAAACTATGGAACGACTGCTCCTGGCAGCTTGTCCGGTGGTTCGGCTCTTGCAGTCGAAGATCTGGATCGTACCTTGAAACTTGTCACTTTCGGACTTGAGCATCTCAAGCTCTGGAAAGACATCATCAAAGAACGCGTTACTCAGACTGTACATGAGTACAACGTGCAAAACAGCTACGGTCAAGAAGTTAGCCCCTTCTTCAATATGGGCGGAACTCCCCAAGAGACTGACACTAACTATGCTCGTGAATTTATCCAAGTGAAATACTTGGGAACTCAAGGCCAAGTTCAGCACAATTTGACCCTGATCCAAGCTGCTCACGGTCCTGTTATCGCTCGCGAAGTAAAGAACAAAACTGTTGAATTGCTTGCACGCAACGAACGTTCGATGTTCGAAGCTAACAGCGCAATCAACCCCCTTGAGTATGACGGTGTTGATACTCAGATTCGCGCAAAAAGCCAAGACAGCAACTATCGTTCGCAAGCTTTCGCTGGCTACGATGCAGTTGGCGCAACTGACGATGTTATCATCGACTTCCGCGCACCCTTGGACGAAACGTCTGCAGAGCGTTTGGCTCTGACCAATGTGAACAACTTTGGTATGGCAATGGATATGTACTTAGGTACTGACATCCACTCCATCTTCTCGCGTAACTACTACCTGAAACAACGCACGCTTCCTGGCGAAACGTTGACTTCTGGTAACCGTGTTAAAGAACACACTGGTTCGCTTGATTTCCGTTTCAAACCGAGTCTCTTCAATCGTCCCCGCGTTGCTCCTATGAGCTCGTCCGTGTCTGCTTTTGCAGCCCCGACTCTCGCTGGAACTGCTGCTGCTTCGAACGCAAGTTCGCAATTCGCAGCTGGCGACGCAGCTACCTACGGCTACAAAATGTCGTTAGTGTATGCTGACGGTGAAACTCTTCCTTCTGCTGAAGCAACTGTTGCAGTTGCAGCTGGTCAAATCGTTTCGACGACTCCCAGCTACACTGGCGCTCCTGTGTACGCCAACGTGTTCCGCAGTCAAAAAGGTGTCACTGGCTCCAACTGGCAATTCATTCAACGTATCGCGTTGGGTGGTTCTGGCGTGGCAGTCGTGATCGACATCAATCAGTTCTTGCCTGGCGCTGCCAAGGCTTACCTGTTGATGCACGATGTTGACGCTTTGTGCTGGAAGCAATTGGGATCGATGATCAAATACGATCTCGCAGTAACTGACACCAGCTACCGCTGGTTGCAATTGCTCTACGGAACTCCTTTGATTTCCGCTGGGCGCAAGCATTGTATAGGTCAAAACTTGACCCTCTCGTAATCCTTAGATTCAGTGCAACGCTGAATGGAACCCCGGTAGAAATACCGGGGTTTTTCTTTTTAAGCTACTTGGTTTCTTCAGATTCTAAATAAACGAAACATGACAAAGTCAGTCCGTATGGCGTGGAAGGGAAAGACAACCCAACGTAACTTGGATTGATAGATTTACAGATATTGCAAGGTTTACCGTCTCGGCCGTAACCGGCGCAATCCATGCACTCTCTGCGTTTGTCAGAGATCACAACCCGCTTTTCGTGTTTGGGGTCGTGTTGTCCTGCTTTAAATCCGCAAGTCCAACAAGCTCCAGATGAAACTGCCGGCTGATAATTGTGGCGTCCACAGTAAAAACAAATCTCCATGCAGATCAAGCCATCGCCACGGATATAGCCATAGCCTTTTCCTCTAGAGATTCTGTGTTCTTTGGACTCCATTAAACATCCTGACGGACGCGTAGGCCCACTGGAAAACGAGGGATGTGGTTCTTAGTTCGACCTTGATACTGAACCGTCAAAGACTTACCAATGTAGTCTTGAGGATTCTCAAAGATTGTCTTCAAGTGAGACGTTTCACCTTTGAGCTTAGCTTCGAATTTTTCAGCACCGTCTTCAGTGATGCATTCGAAGATGGCATGACCCTTCAACTTGCCACGACCCTCGTTGACATTCACGATCTTGAACTCTGAATCATCAAACTCCTTGACCTTCAGAAGTCCGTAGGAACGGTCCCCGACATACAAAGATTCAGGATCCCTGAGCATTGCGCCTTCGTATCCAAGACTCCTGTACTGTTTAAAGGCTTGAGTTACATCCTCTTGAGACACTGTCTGAGTGTCCACTAAGACAAGCGAACGATCCAAAAGTGGCTCCAGCATTACGCTTATAGTTTTCTGACGAAGTGCGTATGGCATTTTGTATTCCGCTAGATCG